TTTAGCTAATGATGAAGACGCATTGGAAGTAGTGAGGGGTGATAAATTAAAATATTCAGAAGAGTCTGATTTTGTTTTTATCCCCCGTGTTACTTATGACATTACAAGATAAATAGAGGTAACTCATTATGACTAAGGCAAGAACCTTAGCAGATTTTGACCCGTCAGCTCAAGTGGCTGGCGGTAAGGTACTACAGGTACAACACAATAAGTTTAACGGAGCTAATACAACAGTCACTTCAGCCTCTTTCACCGCTACAGAAATTACAGATCAAATTACACCAAGCTCAACCTCCTCAAAGATATTAGTAATGATTAACGCATCACTATCTCAATCTGAAGGCTCTGGCAGTGGTACAAAATTTGGGGCTGGTATATATAGACAAATTAGTAGTGGCGGTTATTCAAGAATTTATGCAGGGCAGGGGAACTCTTATGGGGGTTATGGTGAGTCATCAGGCAACACACAAAGAAGTTCATCATTCCCAACGACTTTAATGTTCATAGATGAGCCTAACACCACAAACGCTGTAGACTATAAGTTATATCTTCGTTTGCTTACTGCAAATGGTCAAGGAGACAATGTTAATACTGGAGCAAGTAATATGGAGCGGTCAATAATTTTAATGGAAATAGCAGCATAAAGGAAAGTAACTAATGGAACAGATAAAACAACAAGTAGAACGCTTGGAATGGCGAGTGGATCTACAGGACGAACAACTTAAGATGCTTACGGCTAACGCCAATGAGCTTAGAGGGATGC